AGTCAATAATGTCTTTATGCCAAGGTTCAATGTAGATAGCAGCACTACCCGGTCTTCTTCCTTGTTGGTTAAAGAAACGTAGTGATTCATTTACAATTTTAAGGTATTTTAATAAACCTCCCGCAAATCCACCTGATGAATTAATACGACTTTCTTTACTACGAATGTTAGACATACATAATCCAATACCCGCAGCGTCTGATGAATAAGTTGAGATATCATTCAATGTTTGTAATAAACCTTCTCTTGAATCACCATGATTGTATTTCAATACACAAGACGCTAGTTGAGGTGTTTTAGTACCCGCATTAATCATAATTGGTGTTGCAGGTGAAATAAGTTGATTTGATAAAGAATTGTAATATTCCACCGCCTCTTCAAATGATTTAGTCACCCATAGAGCAACTCTCATATACATATGTTGTGGTCTTTCAATTACCTTACCTTCAGGAGTTTTCAACAAATACATTTCTTGTAATGAACGCCAAGCAAAATAATCAAAATTGTAATCATTCTCGTGATTAATTACAGAATCAATATTTTCAGTACCATAAAGTTCAATAGTTTCCATTAACTTATCATTAATGACACCATCAACGTGTAAGGTGTGCATTGTGTTACAAAAACTTTCATCAGTTTCTTTATGGTATGCGGAAATAGCAACAGATGACGCCAATCTTGAGTAGTCGTGATGACTACCTGTATAAGACGCAGCTATTTCATATACTAATTTATCTAACTCTTTAGTAGTAATGAACCCTTCAGTTGGTACTGAAGTAATTACTTTAATGAAAATCTCGTCTGAGTTAACATTTAACCCTCTAGACGCTCGTTTAACTCTATTGTAAATTTTTTGGGGGTTAAATGAAACTTCATCTCCCCCTCTTTTTTTAATTTTTAATGACATCATGTTTTTTTAATTAGAAATCGTCAGTGAATGTTAGTGATTCACCTAATTTAGCCTTTTGGTATTCCATTGTTCTTGATTCAAAAAAGTTTCCTTTAGTCTCAACAGCAATTTGTTCCATAAATTTGAATGGTTGTTCAACGTTGAATTGTTTTTTACAACCAAATTTAACTAATAGACCATCTGTTACAAATTCTAAATATTGTTTCATCAAATTAGAATTCATACCAATTAAAGATACAGGTAAAGATTCTGTAATAAATTCTTTTTCAATCTCTAATGCAGATAATAAAATTTCTTTGATTCTTTTTTCACTTGGTTTGTTCTCAACGTGATTATTAATCAAATGAATAGCAAAATCACAATGTAAATTCTCATCTTTAAAGATAAGTGAATTAGCGTTACATAAACCTTGCATAATTCCTCTTGATTTTAACCAAAAGATTGAACAGAATGAACCTGAGAAGAAGATACCCTCAACCGCTGCGAAGGCAACTAATCTTTCTTGGAAAGAAGCGTTCTCAATCCAATCAAGAGCCCATTTAGCTTTCTTTTGAACTGCCGGTAATCGGTCAATCGCATGGAAACATTCATCTTTTTCTGTTTCATCAGACACATAAGTGTCAATTAATAATGAATACATTAACGAGTGAATATTCTCCATCATAATTTGGAATCCGTAAAAGAACTTTGCTTCAGCGTACTGAACTTCTTTTAAGAAATTCTCAGCTAAGTTCTCATTTACAATACCATCAGACGCCGCAAAAAACGCCAATATATTTTTAAGAAAGTATCTCTCATTATCAGATAGGTTTTCCCAATCTCTAATATCGTTAGATAAATCCACTTCTTCCGCAGTCCAAAACGCCGCTTGGTGTTGTTTATAAAATTCCCATATATCATTATGTTCGATAGGGAATATGACAAATCTGTCATTATTTGGTTCTAATATTTTTTCCTTCATGTTTTTAATTAAATTTGTGTTTGTTGACCTTGTTGTTCTCTTTCTCTTTGTTTTCTTTTTTCCAATAGTTCTTTAACCCTATCTTTTTTTCTATCTTCTTGTTGTTCTTCGAACCCTAAGAATGTTACTGAACTTTCTGTGTCGATTTCAAGTAATTCATTATTAAATTTACAATTCTCGAACACAACTCCATCCTGACCTAAACGACTTTTGGTAATCGCAATAGTTGCAAGACCCATCTCTTTTTGTTGTAATGTTTTAGCAACAGAGATAATTACGTGACCAACCTGAGCCTTTTTAATTGACCCACCCATTTGGTCAGTAGTTACAACTTCCGATGAAATTGAAGCTCTGTTACCCTGTGTTGCCGTCCAACCAACTAAATCAAGTTCGTGACACATAGCCTCAAAACCTCTCATTACTGACCCTTCAGCTTTCCATTCATCTTTACTACTTGATTCAGGTAATACACAATCGATATAATCTAATAAAACCATATCAATCTTAATACCATCCGCAATCATCTTTCTAACTTGATTTTTAATTTGACTCATAGTCATCGTATCTGATGCTAATTTTTTCAAAACCAATCTGTTTTGCATTGTCTCCTTAATCTCAGTGATTTTACTCATCACTTCTTCTTTATTTTGAACTAAGTTATCCGGTTCGATACCTGTCCACATAGTGAAGTGTTTTCTTTGAATAATCTTTGGATTATCCTCAAAAAATATTTGAAGTACATTATAACCAAGGTTAAACGCTGTGTTTGAAATTTTAGATAAGATAGTTGTCTTACCCACACCAGTTGGTGCCAATATAACTCCAATCTCACCTTTCGCCAATCCACCTTTAAGTAATTTATCAATCCCCTTAATCCCCATTGGAATTGGATGACGATAATCCTCATCAAGTACAGTATCTAAATTAGCGAAGATATCAGTTTGACCTTTATCTATCTCTCCAACCTGTAATGCGTCTCTCACAAGTCCTTCAACCTTATCATAAGACTCAAAATCCCCTTGAGTAATAATCTTTTGAGCTTTGTCCATAGCCTTTTGAAGTTCTTGTTGTTTACAGAACTTCAAGGCTTTCTCCTGAACGAAAGTGGTTCCTTCAAATGGAGCCTCTTTAACTTGAGTTAATGTGTCCAAAACAATCTTGGCAACCATCTCTTGGGAGATTTCAGACTTAACTATCTGCTCAAGAGTATCGAAATTAGGAGTAGATTCATATTTCTTGTGATACTCCTTTGTCATCTGTAAAATGATTTTAAAGTACTTGTTGTCGAAATAGATTGGCTCAATAACATCCATAATTGAAGATGAAAAGTCCTTATCTAATATAATCTGATTCAGTAATTGTAATTGAAATGTGTTCCCTAAATAATCGAAATTTTTGTTCATAAATTGTTTTAAAAGTTACCCTTGTATTATTAAATACTTACTTACTTAAGTCAAGTTCCAAATAATTGTAACTTAATTTTTTATCTGAAAAAATGTCAGTCAATCCTCGAAGAGTTTCCTTCAGGAAAGGTCTTACATCGACAGTATAACGAACTTTTGGCGGATAAAATTTTCCATCAAAAATTCTATGACAAATTGTCTGTTCCCCTAATTTGATAATAATGTTAAACATTTCAGGTCCATCAGTGAACGATGTGTCCATAATACTTGGGTCGTGAATGATAGAATCTTTATTGTCCATCATATAGACTAAAGTCTTCATTTTCAAGTATTCTTGAAGTTCTTCTTTGAATTCTGCAAGGAATTCATATAGTTCAACCGAACTTTTTGCTTTTGGGTTGAACCCTCTTACGTTAAAGAATCTTTGGACTACGATGTTATCGTTTAATGTCAATAAAAATTCCATCTTAGTGCTTTCTTGCTCTCTCATAAATTTAATTTTTGTTTGTGTTTCGTTTTTCTTTTCTTGTTAATTTCATGAATGGTCTTAGGAAGTTTACCCAAGCTTCATCGTTTTTTGGAAGATATTTGAAGAGTCCGTCCTCCATCATCATCCTCATTAAGTTTTTGTATCCCCTATCAGTAGGGTCAATCGTGTCTGTGATAATTTGGTCAACTAATTCTTTTCCATCGTCTGTTATTAAAGGGTTAGATAAATTAACTATTTTTTCGTTTGTAGTATAAAACTCTTCACCAATTATACCATTTTTTGTTTTACCAGTCAAAATATTTTCCAATACTTTTGATTTCTTTTCTTGCATGAGAATCCCGGCATTAACTCGTATTTCGTTAATAGTGCATGGTTTAACCAGCATATCCGGGAATAATTTAACCAAAGTTTTTTCACCTAAACCTTCAATTCCACTAATATTATCTGAACTATCTCCGGTGAGAATCTTACAAAGTAATACATTATAATGTGGTATCTGAACTTTATTTATGGTAATCATATCACCCTGTTTAAAGTATTGTTTTGCGTTTGGCGAGTAAATGGTTACCTTATCCGAAATAAGTTGTGTAAGGTCTTTATCTGATGAAAAAATGGTAATCTCTTCATTAGTTGCTCTCAGACAATAATAAGCAATCAAGTCATCCGCCTCATTATTAATCATCTCAACTTGTCTAACAAAGACTTCCTCAAGATATTCTTTAATACGAGCGTTTTGTTGTAGATATGATTCGTACTTAAACTCATTCATATCTTGTTTTCTATTTCCTTTATATTGTGGATAAAGTTCTTTCCGAGTGGATGAACTATGTTCGGCATCCCAGAACACAACTACCTTATCGTAGTTATGTTCCTCAAGGAATTTCCGAATTGTATTTATAAAGTGGTAAATAGCCCCTAAGTGACTTCCGTCACTATAGAGGTCTTTTACTCCGTGGAATCCAATCTTCATTAAGTTGGACCCATCTACTAATAATGTTTTAATCACATTGGTGATTTAGAGGTGAATAATATTTTAAAATTCTCTTTCTTCTTTTTCTTCTTTTAGGTCGAAGTCACCATCAGTTCCGATGATATCCTTCCAATATTCTGCGTATTCTTTTTTATATTTTTCAATATTAATTTTTTCTTCCGCACTATCTTTACCCGCAATGAATCCGTGTGGTGTTACAATAATTTTTCCATCATCATAACCTAATCCGTTGATGTGATTCTTCATTACCGAAACTTTTGTTCTTGAAGCAAACTTAATAGTTCGTTTATCTTTAGTTGCAGTAATCTTAGTTGTTCCAGCGCCTTTTTGGTTACCAAATAAATAAACCAATGATGAGTTTAACCAAATCGCCTCTCCACCTTTAGCTTTAATCTTCGGTTGTCCAAAAGGATTATCCGGTAATTCAACCCATGGTTGATTAACAATAATCAAAGTGTTTTCGTATTTTGAATCAGACTTACGAGAACCCGAAATTCTTTGGTTAATACCCATTCCAATCTTATCCGCTAATGCAGATGCATTGTGTTGTTTACCACCTTTACCTTCATAAGTCATTTTACAAGGTACAGAACCTACTGAATCCCACATAAAACATAAACTATAATCTAAGTTTCCTTTTTCTTGTTCGTCTAATAAATTATTAATGTAATCAGTAATTTGTTCGATATAATTAAAGTTATTATTAAAGATGTAAAATCCATCCCAATCTAATTCACCTGTTTCTTCATCAACAACTTCCTGACAATCAAACCCCATTAACTTAGCGTGTTCAAACGACCATTTTTGTTCGGTAATAATAAAGACAGGTAAAATACCTTTTTTTTGTGCATCAACAGCAGTTTTTACAAGTGCTGTTGTTTTACCCGTATCCGAGTGACCCAAGAACATATTAAGATGTCCAATCGCAGGTCCGGGTAATCCAACCGCATCCAAGAAGTCCGGACCTAAGTCAAAAAATCTTTGTGGTTTGTATTTTGCCGATACCGAGAATTTATCTTTAATTGATTTGAAATCGTTTTTCTTAATCGCCATTTTCTATTTTTTTTATGTGTGGTAATTTGTTTGTTTTATTTCTATTGTATTTTGAAGAATCTTCACCATATAGTACATCAATTTCTTCTTCATGAAAAGTAATCAATCGACTACTGATTACACCTTCTTCATTAGCCCCTTCGTCCAACATTCCAAATAAAACACTATCACCAATTTCTTTACTTCTCCCTGAGAAGTATGTTTTATCTTTTAGTTGACTTAGAATTTCATAAGACAACATTTTATTGTCCCTTAATTGTAAATCAATTTCTTCTTTAAATGTCATATGATAATATTATAAAACTTGGACACTTAGTTAGACAAAATGTCCAAGTTTGATTGTTTTATTTTAGAAAGGTAAATCCTCGTCCGGGAAGTCGTTTGCTTGAGGGTCAACCGGTGCTGAACTTTGAGATTTTCCACCACCAAATGATTCCGTATTAACTGAATCACTTTCGTAAGCGTATCCACCTTTTTCCGAATCCCATCTTGGTGTTTCTCCACGAGCAATTGCCTCAAGATATTCAACAGGTTTTTTAGAATAAACATCTAACCAAGTTAATTCGTCAGTAATCCAAGCGTTTGCTTGAGCCGGGTCAGTATGTACCGGACCTTGGTCTTCGTACATAATTGTAGATACTGCAGTATATTCTTTACCATTTGGAGCCTTTGTTTTATTTAATTCAATGATTAAATCTCTACCGATATTAGCATCAGTAATATCTCCTTTGTTTCTCCAAATTGGAATGATTTTATCTAAGATACCATCATTTTTGTAGTTGTGTTTGAATCTCCAAAATTTTGGTCCGTCTTCTTCCTTATCTCTATCTATAACTTTTACGATATAGAATTTACGAGAACGATACTGAGCAGCCAATTGTTTGTCTGATTCTTTTCCGGTTGAGATTAACTCTTCATAAACCTCATTTAAAGGTGAACGTTCGTTATCGTTTTTTCCCGGGTCATAAAATTTTTGCCATTGTCCTCCTACTTGTATCTCATGATACCAAGCCTCTTTAAATGGTGATGAACCATCGCTTGTAGGTAAGATTCTAACTCTTCTTTGTCCAGATTGCTCCTTATCACTTAAGATAAGTGCAAAATATTTTTTCATTCTTTCGTCTTGCGACATTTTCCCTTGGGCCCCGCCCCCTGATTGTTTTGAATTTTCGTACTGTGCCAATACGGCGTCTAATGAACTCATGTGTTATAAAATTAAATTGTTAAATTGTCCTTTAAATATAGGTGATAAAATTAATGAAGTCAAATAAAAAAAGGTGTCCGTTAAGACACCTTTGAATTTTTTATTATCGTTTGAATGATGTTTTGTATTCATCTTCTTGAGAACCAGGTTGGAATGAATTTTTAATATCATTTACATTAATATCTTCAACTTCGTCTGAAGTTAAAACATAATCATTTTTTCCTGTTTTCTCCATCTCTTCTTGTTTGTCATCGAAGAATTGTGAAAGTTTTTGGTTAAATGGATATGAATCGTAACTTCTCAACTCTAATTTTTCTTGAGGAGTTTTTTCACGATACTTCTCAATTTTATTTTCAAGTGAGTTTAATTTGTTCATAACATTATCCATCTCACCCAATTTAGCTTCTAAGTTAGACAATTGGTTAAACAAGTTTTCAAAATATTCTTCTTGTTTTGTTTCAATATTTTTTTGAGAATTAACTAAGTCAGTTATTTCAAGTTCTTCAGATTCTTCACCTTCAG